CCGCTCTATGCCCGCCAGATGATCGACGCCAAGGGCCGCTGGATCGACCTGATGACGGAAAGCTCGATCCTGCCGGTCAACAAACGTCCGCGGCTGGCCATCCGCCTGCACAGCTCGAACTGACAGGTCAGGCGATGTCGATCTTCGCCCTTGCCATGGACACGCTCTTCGGCGATCCCAACATCGCCCGAGATGCTGTCTACATCGCGGACGCGGGTGCGCCTGTCCTGATCCGCGTGGTCACCCGCCGCGCGGACGAGCTCTCCAACTTCGGCGACGCGCGCATCTGGTCTGAGACCACGCGGATCGATCTGCGCGTGGCGGAAGTGCCCGCCCCGCGTCCGGGCGATCGGGTTGAGTTTGATGGCGAGGCGTTTCTCATTCAGGGCGAGCCCGTTCGTGATCGTGAACGGCTCGTCTGGACCGTTGACCTGAGGCCTGCGTGATCCCCATGAAGCTCAAACTCGATATCACCCCGGATTTGGCCACCATGATGGCCGCCGAGATCAAGGCGGGCGAGAAGGCTGTCACGGCGGCGACGCGCGAGGCCGGGACCAGCCTCAAGACCGCTTGGCGCAGCCAGATCACCGGCGCGGGGCTGGGCATGCGGCTGGCCCGCACGATCCGAAGCGAGCAGTATCCGAAGGGTCGGCCCAGCCTGAATGCCGCCGCCCTCGTCTGGTCGAAAGCGCCCGACATCATCCATGCCCACGATACCGGACCGCTGATCCGCTCGCGCAATGGCTTCTGGCTGACGATCCCGACGGCAGCCGCCGGCAAGTCCCGCCGCGGAGGCCGGGTCAGCCCGGTCGAGTGGGAACGCCGCACGGGTCTGCGCCTGCGCTTCGTCTATCGCCGATCCGGCCCGAGCCTGCTCGTCGCCGAAGGTCGGCTGAACAAGGGCGGTCGTGCGGTGGCGTCACGCTCGAAAACCGGCCGCGGCCTGACCACCGTGCCGATCTTCCTGCTGGTCCCGCAGGTCAAGCTGCCGAAACGGCTGGATCTCGACCGTGACACCGCGCGGGCGCACTACAGCTTGCCGGGGCTGATCGTGGCGAGCTGGGTGGACGGGCACCTATAATGCTCTTTCTGACGCTGATCTGCGCTGTTGCCGACGGTTAATTCGGACGCTCCGCCGGATGAGCACGTTCGATTTCAAAATGCATGAACTGTTCAAAAATTGGTGCCTTCAGATAAAAACGTTCGTGGACGTCCGTCTTGTCCCCCTGTGGCGACGTCGTTCTCATTAGCCCGAACCACGTCATTGGCGTCAGGTAGACCGCTCGCATGTAGACATTGAGCACCTTAAACCACTGGCTCAGAAACTTTTCGGGCGGCACAAAGCAGTAACGCGTCAATTCCGATACCGCTCTAGGTTTATCGGCTGTGATTGACAGGCCCCAGAAGATAATCCCGGCCTGCTCCTGAACCCATGGATGCGCCAGTTTGGTCAGTGTTCTCGGGTTGACCCTCGCGAAGGCTGCTTCGAACACGGCCCGAACAATCGACGCGTCGATCACGTTCTCGCGCAAGCGGCGCCCGTCATCAGTGACCTTGATCCGTCCTTCTTCGATCCTGATCAACCGGCCTTCAATCGCGAGTGCGATGAGGAAATCCAGAGGACCAATGCTTTCCTGGTCAAGCGGGCGCTCGAGACTCCGGGTCAGGTCAATGTCATAATTCGGCCAATCTGTTGTCTCCAGAAGCAGGTCGAGACTGTCGGAGGTCATCGTGCCGTCCGGCAGCAAAGCGACCCGTCCTTCGCCGATCAGGGTCAAAAACAAGCGCAGATTGGAGAAAATGCTTGATGCTGCAAGATCCGCGGCGTTTTCCGGATAGTCGAGGCGCAACGGGGATTGAGGTGCGTTGAAGGGCACCAGCGCGTGAAATGACTCCTCAGGCAATTGCAGCCATGCAGGATACACACCGTTCAGCCACTCAGTGAGCTTGGGCGGAAGCGGCGTCGATAGTCTGATTCTTGACATGCTAATACAGCTCCCATGACGTCGGGGTTGCAGTCTACCCCATGCCCAAGCGACGCGAAACCATTCCCACTGCGCTGCACGCGCGGCTCTCGGCGCTGCATGCCACCGCCCTGCGCGGTGAGGTACTGCCAGAGCGCCTACCGGACGCTGGCCTGCTGATCCTGCGCGACAGCGAGCCGGGTAAGCCCGAAGGTACGCTTTCGCCGATAACCTGCCACTACCGGCCCCTCGCCGGGATAGAGGCGGTTGTCCGGGGCCCGGCCCGAGACGCCGCTTTCGACACTTTCACCTCAAGCGTCGGCGCGGCTCGCTCGGAACCGGAGCGACTGGTGCTGGATCATTCACAGCCGCGACCTTCATCCACCCACCCACCGGAGCTCCCCCATGCCCTCGACCCGCGAGACGATCCTTTCAGCGCTGACGGCGCAGCTTGCCGCATACGCGGGCGCCAGCGTGTTGCGCAACGCGGTCCTGCCCGAACGGGTCCCGGCCCAAGGGCTGGTGATCCTGCGTGACGGCAACCCGGGCGAGCCGGATGTGACGCTGAGCCCGTGGCGGGCGTATTACCGGCACCGCGTGGAGATCGAGGCGTTCATGCCGCCGGGCGCGGCGGAGGCGGCGCTCGACGGGCTGCTCGCCCGCATCGGGGCTGCGCTGGCGCATGATGAGAGCCTTGGCGGGCGGGTCGAGCTGATGACGCCGTCCGCGCCGGAACTGCAGCCGATCCCGGTGGAGGGCGGCGCGCCGTTTCTGGCGGCGGCACTGGCGGTGACGCTGGAATACCAGGTCGGCGATCCGCTGAGCGGCTGAGCGCGCCCGACGGGCGCGGCCATCTCAAGACATCACATCTGCACATCACAGGGAGGACCAGCATGGGCAAGCAACGCGCCTATGGCGCCGATGCCACACTCAGGGCGGTGCGAGAGACGCAGTATGGCGGGGCCACCACCGGCCCGGTGCGGGCGCTCGATTTCAAGACGGCGGATCTGTCGGCGAGCATCCCGCTTGGTGGCGATCCGCTTCTGGGCCGCGGGCGCAACGCGCAGGACCCGTATCGCGGGCTGGTCACCGACGAGGGCCAGCTGGAGATCCCGTTCGATCTGCAGGGCACGGGCTGGTGGATGACGGCGCTGTTCGGCGATCCCGAGACCACGCCGCAGGCGGCGACGGGGCGCATCACCTTCACGGACAACCCCGCGCCGGGCGACACGCTCACGCTGAACGGGGTGACATGGACCTTTGTGTCAGGCGTGGCGGCGGGCGACGAGACCGAGATCGGCGCGACGCCGGCCGATACGCTCGCCGCGCTTGCCTCGGATCTCAACGCCGCCAGCGATCCCGACATCGCGGTCGCCTCTTACGCGGTCGAGAACGACACGGCGCTCGTCATCACCCACGACACCATCGGCCCGGACGGCAATGCTGTCATCATTGACGCCTCGGCTGCGCAGCGTTCGGCCCCCACGCTCACCGGCGGCGGCTATCGCCATGTCTGGCGCAGCGGGGCCGACAGCATCCCGTCCTTCCTGATCGAGATCGGGCATCCCAAGCTTACCACCCCGGTCTTCTTTCGCCACGCCGGCGCTGTGCTGGAGGAGCTGTCGTTCCAGATGGGCCAGGAAGGGCCTGCCAACGCCACCGTCTCGGTGGTCGCACAAGGCGAAGAGACCGCCGGCACCACGCTGGACGCAAACCCCGCCGCCTTTGCGCTGCGCCGCTTCAGCCAGGGGCGCGGGCGCATTGTGCGCGCCGGCGCGCCGCTGGCGGGCGTCACCGCCGGATCGCTGACCTTCTCCAACGGCATCGAACGGGTGCGGTCGATCCGCGAGGATGGCAGGATCGATGGCGCGGATCCCACCCTTGCCACCTGCGAGGGCTCGCTGACCGTGCGCTTCGATGGCGAGACGCTGATGGCCGAGGCCGCAAGCGGCGATCCGGTGGCGCTGGTCTACGGCTTCGCGATGGCCGAAGGCTATGCGCTCAGCTTCACCCTGCCACGGGTCTACCTGCCCAAGCCCAAATATTCGATCACCGGCCCCGCCGGGGTCGAGGCGAGCTTCGACTGGCGCGCGGCCGCCGATGCGGCCGGCGTGATGCTCGAGGTCGCGCTTCTCAACGACGTCCCAACCCATGGAGACCCCTGATGATCCGTCTCGACCTGAACGCGGCCATCGACTGGCTCGATCTCGGCCATGGCGTGCAGCTGCGCGTCGCCCCCATAACCACCTCGCTGATGAACCGGGCTCGCGAGGAGCCGATCCTCGCGGATCTGCCGGAAGAGGCCAGCGCGAACAGGCGCGGCATCGCGCTGGCCAAGGCGCTGGCACGCGTGGCCGTGGATGACTGGACCGGCGTGCATGATGCCACAGACGCGCCGGCCGAACTTTCGCCCGAAGGGCTCGACGCGCTTCTGGAGATCGTGCCGATCTTCGAGGCGTTCCAGCTGCGCTACGTGGCCCCGGGGCTGCATCTGGAGCAGGAAAAAAACGCCTCTGCGCCCTCGCCGAGTGGCACTTCAGCGGGGGCGCGCAATA